GTATAGTAGAATCACATGGTAGTGATGTAACTAAGAAAAAGAAGATTGCTTTTTATACAAATTATAATATAGGAATGTCACTCTATATTTTAGCAAAGAATCAAGATGATGGCCTACAGATTATGGAACAAATACTTCCATACTTCCAACCAGATTATACAGTAACAATAAAACCTGTTGATGGGTTTGATTTTAAACAAGATGTTCCAGTAGTACTTACTAATGCAGATATCCAAGATGAATACGAAGGTGATTTCCTTACTCGTAGAGTTCTTGTATATCAATTAGATTTTACTATGAAGATGAAATTTTACGGACCTACTAATGATAATGCAAATATTATTAGAGAAGTAAATATAGACTTTGAAAAACTTGGTTCAAACAATGACACAGATAGATTTGAGGAGATGGACTTCACTATAGGTAATACAGATACAGAAGATAACTTTACTGTAACTACTACCATAGATGAGACCCCAGCACAAGATTAAATATGGAAAAAAGAGATAAGCTAAATGCATCTCTGGAGAAAAATTTACCTACTAAGACAAAGGTAAATGTTCCAGCGATTCCGAAAGAAGAAAAAGATATTAAGGATGATTACGAGTTTTCTCGTGATACTTATAGAGACTTAATTGCGACTGGTACTAGGTCTTTAGATATCCTTGCAGAACTTGCGAGAGAGTCCGAACACCCCAGGGCATTTGAAGTACTATCCAAATCTATTAAAGATATAAGTGATACTACCGAAAAATTAATGTCTTTACAGAAGGCCAAAAAAGATTTAAATGATGAAAAGAAAGATGATGAAGCTAGAAAAGTAACAAACAATAATGTATTCGTAGGTAGTACTACAGATTTACAAAAAATGTTACTTGATAGAGACAGGGTGATTGATGCAGAGAATAAAGAATAACGAATTTGGTTATCTAGGTAACCCTTCAGTAAAACGTGATGGTGTAGAAACTCAGTTTACTAAAGATGAAGTATTAGAGTATGCCAAGTGTATGGCAGAACCTGCTTACTTTGCTCGTAAATACTTAAAAGTTATATCCCTTGATGAGGGACTTGTTCCATTTGATTTATATGATTACCAAGAAAAGATGTTTAACCATTTTAATAAGAATAGGTTTAATATAGTATTGGCATGTAGACAGAGTGGTAAATCTATTTCATCTGTTGCTTATTTACTATGGTATGCGTGTTTTCATCCAGAGAAAACTATTGCAGTACTTGCAAATAAGGGTGCAACAGCAAGGGAAATGTTAGCAAGGGTGACTCTAATGTTAGAGAACTTACCCTTTTTCTTACAACCTGGCTGTAAGGCTTTGAATAAAGGCTCCATTGAGTTTAGTAATAACTCTAAGATAATGGCAGCGGCAACTAGTGGTTCATCCATTCGTGGTCTTTCTATTAACTTATTGTTCTTAGATGAGTTTGCTTTTGTAGAGAATGATGCACAGTTCTATACATCAACTTATCCAGTGGTATCTTCTGGTAAAGATACGAAGGTTATTATTACCTCTACAGCTAATGGTATTGGTAATATATATCACAAGATATGGGAAGGGGCATCTCAAGGAACAAATGAGTATAAACCCTTTAGAGTAGATTGGTGGGACGTACCAGGGAGAGACCAGAAGTGGAAAGATGAAACTATTTCAAATACTTCTGCTCTACAGTTTGAGCAAGAGTTCGGTAATACGTTTCATGGTCGTGGTAATACTTTAATAGATGCGAATCATTTATTATCTCAAGTAGCCATAGACCCTATTAAATATAAAGAGAATATATTTATCTATAAGGACCCAATACCTACTCATAATTATATCATGACAGTAGATGTTTGTAAAGGGAGAGGACAAGATTATTCTACCTTTACAATTATAGATGTATCTACTCCAGTATTTGAACAGGTTGCAATCTTTAGAGATAATAATATATCTCCAATGTTAATGCCTGATATGATATATAAGTATGCAAATTTATATAATGAAGCTTATGTTGTTATAGAAAGTAATGACCAAGGTGCGGTTGTATGTAATGGATTATATTATGACTTAGAATACGAACATATGTTTGTTGAATCCTCTTTAAAGGCAAATGCAATTGGTGCTACAATGACCAGAAGAGTAAAACGTATTGGGTGTTCTACAGTAAAAGATTTAATAGAACAGAAGAAGTTGATTATATATGACGCACAGACAATTATAGAAATGAGTACATTTGTTTCTAAGGGTAGTAGTTATCAAGCAATAGCTCCTAACCATGATGACTTAATGATGAATTTGGTTATGTTCGCATGGTTCACATCAACCGATGTGTTTAATGGTATAACTGATATAGATATAAAGAACATGCTATATAAAGAAAGATTAGCAGAAATACAGGACGATATGGTTCCGTTTGGATTCATTGACGATGGAGAAGATACTCCAGCAGGTGTCGGTGATGGTGATGGTAACGTATGGTTTGAACAAAAATGGAAGGGGCAACAATACTAATGAAAAATTTTAACGATTATTTTGTAGTAGAAGAATTTGAAGAGCCAATAAAGCAGGATAATCTACACGTTGCCGTTTTAGGTAAGAAGGAATCTGGAGAAGGAACTTTTGCAGAGATTGCCGAAGAGATATGTAATGCCAAGAAAATAGCATTCGACCAAATCTATGTTGATGAAGCATGGATATCTCAAAATGATGTAGAGATTGGTAGTGTAACTATTCAGAATGCTGACGGTAAAGATAATTCCATAGAACTAGAAACACATAATACTATTATCTTTGTTAGGGCTGGAGCACTAGAAAGTTTATCTGCTCAAGCAATTGTATCTTCATTACAAAGTATTGGTTTCTTTTTAGTAAATGATTTAGAGTCAATGTTGGCTTGTGATAATAAGATGGCCAATACATTACTATTAGAAAGAAATAATTTACCCACCCCCAAAACTTCTATTTTAAATAATATAAAGTCTATAGAAGATGCTCATAAAAGAGTTGGTGGTAAGTTTCCAGTAATCATAAAAACTTTAACGGGAACACAAGGTGTTGGAGTATCTAAGGTAAATGATATGGCATCACTAGTATCCGTAGCTCAATCTTTATGGAAATATGATGCAGACTTACTCTTACAACAATTCTTAGATATTAAATCAGATATTAGAACTCTTGTTGTGGGTGGTAATATTATAGGTGCCGCAGAGAGAATAAGAGAAGAAGATAACGGCGAGTTTAGAAATAACGTCCACTTAGGTGCAAAGACAAGACCATATACATTATCTAATGAAGAAAAAGAATTAGTAGTAGCCGCGGCTAGGTCGACAGGGGCTTGGTATTGTGGAGTTGACCATTGTAAGGTAAAAGATGATTACTACTTATTAGAAGTAAATGGTTCACCTGGCATTAGGTCACACTTTAATGCATATGACCCTAATAGTGGTTCATCATTGGGTAAGAAAACAGATAAAGATATGGTAGGTTTAATTATAGATTTCTTCTCAAGTGATTTAAATAGAAGACCTATTATGAGACAAGAGGCTGGATTTATTGAAACAGTCATATTAGAAGGTTTAGAAAAAGACCCAATCAGGGCAAAATTTGATACAGGTAACTCTGCATCGGCAACTATGTTTCATGTTGATAAACTTGAAGCTGATGGTGATTTTGTAGAATGGGTTAAGAATGGGAAGAAGTTTAGAAGTGAAGTAATAGGTGTTTCCGAAGCAAGGAGAGCTAGAAAACTCTTTGATGTAAGACCAATTATTGAACACAATCTAATCTTTAATAATAAAAAATATAAAGTAGAATTAGGACTAACTCTTAAAGATACTGCATCCGAAATGTTAGTAAATAGAATATTACTTACTAAGTTTAAGGTGGCAGTTAATCCTAATAGACAATTCATGTTGAGTGAAGTTACGGCACCTAATGATAAGAATGACCACTAGGATAATGTTATTTATAAATAATAGTAGTGAAAATTCTTATTATGAACAACTTATTAACTAACTCAAATTGAGAGGATAAAGCGATGGCATTTCAAGTCTCACCCGGCGTTCAATTCAAAGAAATTGACGCAACAAATGTTGTCCCAGCAGTTTCATCATCTATTGGTGGATTTGTGGGAGAATTTAATTGGGGTCCTGTAAATAAGATAACACTAGTTTCTTCGGAAGATGAAATGGGCAGTATCTTTTCTACACCTACTCCAGCAAACGCTAATCACTTTTTAACAGCGGCATCATTCTTAAAGTATGGAAACGCATTAAAGGTAATTAGAGTTGTCGATTCATCGGCAAAAAACGCATGTACTACAGAAAGTAGTGCGACATTAATAGAAAACGAAGATGACTATCTTGGTTCAACACTAACCGGCGACTGGCACGCAAGATGCCCAGGTGTTTTAGGTAATGGCTTAAAAGTACTTGTAGTATCTAGTTCTTCAGCATATACTAACTCAACCTTTGCTGACTATAAAGGATTATTTGAAGGGGCTCCGGCTACTTCAGACTATGCTGTAAGTCAAGATGGTGCAGGTGTAAATGATGAACTGCACGTAGTAGTAGTTGACAAAGATGGTTTAATTAGTGGTGTTCAAGGTACTGTATTAGAAACTTTTGGTTTCTTATCTCAAGCATTAGATGCAAAAGATGTAAACGGTTCTTCACTCTACTATAAAGAAGTAATTAATAGAGAATCCCAGTGGATATGGTTTGGTGCTGCAGCGGCTGAACATACCCGTTCAGGAAAAACTATTGCTGAGGTTAAACTTTTACCTATTTCATCAGACCCTGCAATAGCAGCTGGTAAATATCAAACTTCTGCAACAGTATTAGTAGATTCACTATCAGGTGGTGTTGATGGAACTGTGGCAGCTGCTCAAGTAACAGCAGGTCTTGGATTATTCCAAGATGTGGATACAGTTGATGTATCACTTCTTTTTGCTATTCCAGATGCAAATGGTGCAGATGTTATTGGTGAAAAACTAATCAGTGTTTGTGAAGCCAGAAAAGATTGTATGGCTTTCATCTCACCTCCAGTAGCAGATACCAAGGGTATTGCTTCAGCAACAGCTGTAACTAATGTATTAGCATATAAGGATAGTTTAACTAGCTCTTCATACGCAACACTAGATGGTGGAGCAGTATATGTTTATAATAAATACCATGACCAGTATGAATGGATTGGTGCTTCTGGTTTAGTTGCAGGTCTTGCAGTTAATACAGACCAAGTTGCAGATGCATGGTTCTCACCAGCTGGTGTAAATCGTGGGCAATTAAGAGGTATTACTAAGTTAGCATATAACCCAACTGCGGCACAAAGAGATTCACTTTATGTAGGTAAAGTAAATCCTATAGTATCACTACCTGGACAGGGAACAGTACTATTTGGAGATAAAACTTTGGCTTCTAGAGCTTCAGCATTCGATAGAATCAATGTAAGAAGATTATTTATCGTATTAGAGAAAGCAATTAGTACTGCTGCTAAGGCACAACTATTTGAATTCAACGATGAATTTACTAGAGCTCAGTTTAGAAACTTGGTAGAACCATTTATGAGGGATGTAAAAGGAAGAAGAGGCGTAACAGACTTTAAAGTAGTATGTGATGAAACAAATAACAATTCTGCAGTAGTAGATGGTAATAGATTTGTGGCTGACATATACGTTAAACCTACTAGGTCAATTAACTTCATTACATTGAATTTTGTAGCAACCAGAACCGGAGTTGAATTCTCCGAAGTAGCTGGACAATAATAGGAGAAAGACATGGCAATTTTAGGAATTGATGATTTTAAATCAAGACTAACCGGTGGCGGTGCAAGGGCTAACATGTTCAAAGCGACAGTTAACTTCCCTGGCTATGCTGAAGGTGATGTTGAACTTACCTCTTTCTTATGTAAGGCTGCTCAGCTTCCTGCTTCAATCCTATCTCCAGTGGAAATTCCATTTAGGGGTAGAAAGTTGATAATGGCTGGTGACAGAACATTTGAACCTTGGACAATAACTGTAATTAATGATACAGACTTCAAGGTAAGAAATGCATTCGAAAGATGGTCTAACGGTATTAACCAACACGAAGCTAACGTTGGAATAGCAAACCCTAATGATTATATGGCTGACATGATTGTCGAACAACTCGATAAAGAAGGTAAAGCTGTTAAGAGATATGACTTTAGAGGAACTTTCCCAACGAATATTGGAGCTATCGACCTTTCTTATGAAAATGAGAATACAATCGAAGAGTTTACAGTAGAACTTCAGGTTAATTACTGGGAGTCAGGAACTACTAGCTAAAACTAGTATAAATAATAGTAGACGGAGGGGAATTAAACCTCCCCTCCTTATATTATTATTAGAGGATTAACAATGGCAGATTTTTTCGGCTTTGAAATAAACAGAAAGAAACAGAATCAAGAACCTGTTAGGCCCTCATTTGTCCCAAATACAGATGAAGACGGCGCAGGTGTCATTCAGGCAGGTGGGCACTTTGGTGCATATCTTGACCTAGATGGTGATAAAGCAAAGAATGAAATAGAACTTATTTTTAAGTATCGTGATGTATCAACTCAACCAGAATGTGATGCAGCAATTGAAGATATTATGAATGAGGCAATTGTGGGTGACCATACGGACACTCCAATAAGATTAGTATTAGATGAAGTAAAGGCTTCAGATAAGATTAAAGAAACTATACAAGAAGAGTTTTCAAATATTCTTTCTATGTATAATTTTAACAGTTACGGACATGATATCTTCCGTAGATGGTATGTAGATGGCAGATTACCTTATCACGTTATTATTGATGATAAGAATCCAAAGAATGGTATCAAAGAATTACGTTATATCGACCCAACTAAACTTAGAAAGATTAAAGAGGTTGAAGAAGAGAAAGACCCTAAAACAGGGGCAAATGTTATTAAAAAGGAAAGTGAATACTTCCTATTCCAAGATGTTGCTATGGGCAAGTCTAATCAAGGAATTAAAATTCACCCAGATTCAGTTATCTATTGCACATCAGGTGTATTGGATGCAAGTAGAAGAAGAATATTAAGTTACTTACAGAAAGCAATTAAGCCTGTTAACCAACTTAGAATGATGGAAGACTCGCTGGTAATCTATAGAATAAGTAGAGCGCCAGAAAGAAGAATTTTCTATATTGATGTTGGTAACTTACCTAAAGGTAAAGCAGAAGAGTATCTTAAAAATATCATGGGCCAATATAGAAATAAAATGGTCTATGACGCTAAGACTGGTAACATTAAAGATGATAAGAAGCATATGTCAATGTTGGAAGATTTCTTCTTACCAAGAAGAGAAGGCGGTAGAGGTACAGAGATTACTACATTACCAGGTGGAGAAAATCTTGGTCAGATAGATGATATTATATACTTCCAAAAGAAACTATATAAATCATTAAATGTACCAGTAAATAGATTAGAACAAGAAGCTAACTTTACTTTAGGTAGAAGTACTGAAATTTCTAGGGATGAAGTTAAGTTTAAGAAGTTCATTGATAGACTTAGAAAAAGATTTAGTGACCTATTTAGGCAAACACTAAGAACTCAATTACTGTTAAAAGGCATTATTACTAAACAAGATTGGGACCAATGGAAAGAACAAATACAGTTTAACTATATCGAAGATAACTATTTCTCAGAATTGAAAGAAGCTGAGATATGGAAAGAAAGATTTGATATGTTAAGTTCAGTAGAAGATTATATTGGTAAGTATATCTCACATGAGTGGGCTGCTAAGAATATTCTAAAACTGGACGATGAAGCGAAGAAAGAAATGGAAGACCAGATAAAAGCAGAGGTTGCTGCTGGTATGCACAAAAGTGACGAAGACTTCTAGTTCTTGAGATACTTTTTTTTATAAATATATAAACAAGGAAAATATAAATGACTATTGAAAATTTAATTGATAATTTAAAAAATGGCGATAATGTTTCTGCTAATAATGCATTTAATGGTATTATGGCAGACAAGTTAACTGCAGCATTAGATGCTAAGAAAATCGAAGTGGCATCAACACTACAAGATAGAGCTACAGTTAATACCGAAGAGGAATAAATAAATGCTTTCTTTTGTAGAACTAAGAGAAAAAGTTACTAAGTTAGGCGCTGGAGAAAAACAGGTAAAGGTCTATAAAGGTGGCAAGAAAAAATCACTAGATATAGTTATCTCTAAGAAAGGTAACAAGTTTGCAGTATATGTAGACAATGAAAAACTAGATGACAACTTTAGAAATGCAAAGGATGCAGAAAAATCAGCTAATGATTTTATTAAGCTGATGGGAGAAGAGCTAAAATGAAGCTTATAGCCGAATATTTAGAAACAGACCTAGAGGTTATTCAAGAAGCACGTAAAGACGGTTCGAAAGGATACGTTATAGAAGGTGTCTTCATGCAGGCCAATAGACAGAACAGAAATAAAAGAACTTATGACAAGAAGGTATTAGAGTCCGCTGTCAATAAGTATATAACAGAACAAGTAAAGACTGGTAGAGCGGTAGGTGAATTAAATCACCCAGATGGGCCGACTATCAATCTTGATAAAGTTTCACACAAAATCACTGAACTCCGTTGGGAGGGAGATGACGTTGTGGGAAAAGCATCAATACTTAAGACCCCTATGGGAAAAATAGTTGAAGGATTATTAGAAGGTGGTGTTAGGCTTGGTGTTTCAAGTCGTGGTATGGGAACTCTTGTACAGAAGAATGGTACTCAACATGTTGGTAAGGATTTTATGCTTGCAACCGTTGACATTGTTCAAGACCCTTCGGCTCCTGGTGCTTTCGTAGATGGCATCATGGAAGGCGTAGATTGGGTTTGGAATAATGGTATCCTTGTGGCACAAGAAATTGAAGAAATTGAGACTGAAATAAAAGAAGCTAAAAATATGAATTCTGCGGATGTAGAAATCAGAGCTTTTAAGAATTTCCTCTCTAAACTAAACTCTAAAATATAGGAGAATGTTATGTCAATCGACAATAAAGTAGAAGAGCTTGTTGAAGACATTGCTAGTGAAGAGCTTACTCAAGAAGAAGAGCTCGTTGAAAATGAGAATTTAGACGAGGAATCTCTTGAAGAGAAGGCAGCTGCTAAATCTGAATCGGAAGATGAAGATGTAAAAGAAGAAGAAGAGGAAGAAGAAGAGGTTAAAGAAGCCGCTCCAGAACTTTCTGTTCCTAAAACTAAAGCAGGTGTTATTCAAGCCGCAGTAGAAATGTTGAAGAAAGCACGTAAAGAAGATGCACAAAAACTTTACGCTAAAATGGCAAAAGTTGACGAGGCCGAAGATGATGGCTCCGTTGGCAAAGCAATTGCTGCAGTCAAAGGTAAAACGAAAGATGAACCTAAGGTTAAAGCAAAAGTCGAATCAATTGATTTTGATGAAGACCTAGATGCACTAGTACTAGAAGAAGCAACCCTTTCTGAAGGATTCAGAGGAAAGGCCGGAGCTATTTTCGAAGCAGTATTAACATCTAAGTTGACTGAAGAAGTTGATAGATTAGAAGCCGAATACGTGCAAAATCTTGAAGAAGAAGTTTCTCAAGTTCAATCACAGCTAGTAGAGAAGGTAGATTCTTACCTTTCATACGTTGTTGAAAATTGGATGAAAGAAAATGAAGTATCAGTAGTTAATGGTCTTAGGACTGAAATTGCTGAAGAGTTCATGACTTCACTTCAAAAAGTGTTCACAGAACATTACATTGATGTTCCAGAAGGTAAAGTAGACCTTGTTGATGATTTATCAGAGCAAGTAGCTGAACTAGAAGGGAACCTTAATAAATCAACAGAAGATAATATCAGACTACATGAGTCCGTTCAAGAACTTGAAAGAGCAAATGTAATCAGAGAAAATTCTTTAGGTTTAGCTGAAACTGAAGCTGAGAAGTTAGCATCTTTAGTTGAAGATATTGATTTTGATAACAAAGAAACTTTTGAAATGAAAGTTAAAACTGTTAAAGAATCATACTTCACAAAGGAAGTTAATGAGAAGGCTGACGAAGTAAAAAGTCTCATTGGAAATGACTCAGTAGAAACTGCTGATATCTCAGATTCAATGGCTAGATACACACAAGCTATTAGTAAAAACTATTCATAAAACAAATTAGGGGAACTAAAAAATGTTTAATGCAGACTCACAACTCATGGAAAAATGGGGTCCTGTCCTGGAACACGAAAGTGCACCAGTTATTCAGGATAAATACAAGAAAGCTGTTACAGCTCGATTGTTAGAAAATCAAGAAGTTGCTCTTGCAGAAGAAGCAGCTCAAATGGGTGGTAACTATATTTCAGAAGCGGCTAACGTAGTCGGTGCTGGTATGGGTGCTACAGCTGGTAACATCAAAGGATTTGATCCGGTACTTATCTCTCTCGTAAGAAGAGCTATGCCAAATCTTATCGCTTATGATGTAGCTGGTGTTCAACCAATGACTGGTCCAACTGGTCTTATCTTTGCTATGAAAGCTAAGTATGGTACACAGGCAGGTGATGAGGCTTTCTTTAACGAAGCTGATACTGACTTTTCTGGTACTGGTACACATGCTGCAGGGCCAACTGGTCTTGAAGGCGAAACTGACGGTTCAGGTGCTGATGGTGTCCTAGGTGATAACCTAGCTGATACAGTAATTACATCTGGTAGTGGTATTGCTACTGCATCTGCAGAAGCTCTAACAGGCAACGGGTTCGGAGAAATGGCTTTCACTATTGAGAAATCAACAGTAACTGCTAAGTCAAGAGCTCTTAAAGCTGAGTACACAATGGAACTAGCTCAAGACCTTAAAGC